AGCTACTTGCTCTATCAACGCATCTACTTTCGTTGCTACTGCTTCTGCTGGTACTTACTTAGCTCCAACAGCTACAATGGCTTCTGGCGATTATGGCTGGTTTAGCAAGGCTTCAGTCTAAAACATTGAAGATGTAGTAAAACAAGGGATTCCCTCACAAGGGGAGTCCCTTTTTCTTTTAACCGTAGTACCTTAACCACTTAAGGAGATTTACATGGCTATTGATAGCGATACTCAGAATGCAGATTCACGACTAGCAGTCCAATTCTATAAAAAAAGCGTTAAGCAAGAAGATGCTTCAAACGAAGCTGGTAGACCGATTTTTAAAGAATTTGATTTTGTTCGTATTATGATTCCTGGCGATAATTTGACAGAAATTGACACTTACGCACAAGAATCCCATAAACAGCGTTTTCCTCGTCAATGGGCGCATTATCAAAACCAAGTAGCAACTCATGAAGATATTATTGGTACGCCTTTAGACCAATGGCCTCAAGTTACTCGTAGCCAGGCGGAAGAATTGCGTGGGTTAAAATTTCATACCGTAGAATCTATTGCTGATTGTTCTGACCAACAACTTCAGCGTATTGGCATGGTCGCAGGAATGTCGCCTCATAATTTCCGCCTTAAAGCCAAAGCATTTTTGAATTTAGCTAACGATTCTGCCGAAGTAGCACAAAGAGAAGCCGAATTGCAAGCATTAAAAGCAGAAAATGATAAAATTAAGGCTGAAACAGATGCGAAGCTGGCTGCTATGCAAGAGCAGATGTCAGCGCTACTTGCGACTGTTGCGAAACCAAAAACACGCAAACAGAAAGTAGTAGAGGCTTAATATGTCCCAAACGATGCTTCAAATGGTGCAACAGACGGCAGCCGAATTAAATTTGGCTGTTCCGACTTATGTAATCGGCAATCAATCTCAAGATGTCCAGCAAATTTTGGCTCTTATGAATGGTTCTGGTTATGACTTGCTTAAAGAATATGATTGGCAAGCTCTTCAGGTGCAGTATCGTTTTTATACTAAATCTTTAACCGCCAACGCCACAACTGTCAATGGTTCGTATAACTTGACTTTTGAGGCTGGCACAGATTTGACAGGTGTTGATAGCCAATGGCAACTAACAGGTTACAACATCCCACAAGACACTTATGTTGTCAGCGCCAATAACACTACAAAAGTAGTTGTAATGAGCCAAATGGCTACTGGCAATGGCATACAGTCAATAGTTTGCGCACAAACTGCTTATGACCTTCCTGATGATTTTGAAACCATTACTGACCGCACTCATTGGGACAAGTCTAAGCATTGGGAAATGTTAGGCCCTGAAGATGCACAGCAATGGCAATGGCTAAAGTCTGGTTATATCTCAACTGGCCCTCGTGTTCGTTGGCGTATTCTTGATAACCAATTCCAAATATGGCCTGTAATGAATACCAACGAGTATTTAGGATGGGAATATCGTTCTAAAGGTTGGGCAAGAAGCGCTACAGGCGCTATTAAAAACAGCTTTACTGCCGATACAGATACTACGGTTTTAGATGACCGTTTAATGGTTTTATTTACCAAAATGAAGTATTGGGGCATTAAAGGTTTTGATACTACTGTGGTTTCTCAAGATTATCAGCGTGTGCTATCTATTGCTAAAGCTAACGACAAAGGCGCACCAAACTTATCATTTGCGCCATACCCAAGTAAGGTTCTTATTGGTTACGCTAATATCCCAGATACAGGCTATGGTTCATAATGCTATTACAGCGCCCAAAACAAAACACAGCTAAAACTGCTTCTGTGCCAGCACCTTTGGGTGGCTGGAATGCAAGGGATTCTATTGCAGAAATGAGTCCTTTAGACGCTGTGCAAATGGTCAATTTCTTCCCTACTCCAACTGATATACAGTTGCGCAAAGGATATACTAAAAAATCAATAGGGATTACAGGTTCAGTTAATACTGTAATTACTTACCCAACAGGCAGCACTTATAAACTATTTGCTTTTGCTGGCACAAAAATTTACGATGCTTCTACAAGTACCGCTACAGTAGTATTTGATGGATTGTCAAGTTCTAAGATGCAGTTTGTAAACTTTTCCAATTCTGCTGGTAATTGGATTGTTGCTTGTAATGGTCAAGACCCTGTAGTTGTTTATGACGGCACAAGATGGTTTTTTTTAGCAACTACTTCTACAGCACAAACAATTAGCACTATTACCCATGTTACAACTACTGCAACCGTTACTACCGCTTCTCCACATGGTCTAGTAACAGGTAATGAAGTTGTTATTTCAGGGGCTTCTCCTACTGACTATAACGGCACTTATGTTATTACTCGAACAGGTGCAAGCACTTTTACTTATGTAATGGCTACAAATCCTGCTACAAACGCTATTGTAGTGGGTTCTTATACGGTTTTAGGTGTTACTGGCGCAAATTCCAATACATTTATTAATGTAAACTTATTTAAAAACCGCCTATATTTTACGCAAAAAGACACATTGGCTTGTTGGTATTTACCAGTAGATTCTATTGCTGGCGCAGCTTCTCCGCTTTATTTTGGTGGAATTGCTCGAAATGGCGGTTATTTACAGGCAATGGGAACATGGACTATTGATGCTGGACAAGGCGCTGATGACTATGCCGTGTTTGTTACTTCTATGGGTGAAGTTATTGTTTATAACGGAACAGACCCATCTTCTGCAACTACTTGGGCATTAAAAGGTGTTTGGCAATTAGGTCAAACTTTTAGCCGTAGATGCTTTACAAAATGGGCTGGCGACCTTTTATTGCTTACTCAAGACGGTTTAGTTCCTTTGGCTTCTGCATTGCAATCTAGCCGCCTAGACCCAAGAATAAATATTACAGACAAAATTTATTATGCTGTAAGCCAAGCTGCAACCAATTATTACGCTAATTTTGGTTGGCAAGTGCTTTATTACGCTTCTGAAAATATGCTTATTTTAAACATTCCAGTAAGCGGTGGAATGGAACAATATGTAATGCACACCATTACAAAAGCATGGGCTAGATTTACAGGAATACAAGCATATTGCTTTGTAAATTCAGTTGATAACGATATTCATTTTGGTGGTGATGGGTTTGTAGGCACTTTTTATAGCGGCAATTCAGATAATGGCTCAAACATTACTGGTGCGGTGCAACAAGCATATAGCTATTTTGACAGTCCAGGTCAATTAAAGCGTTTTACTTTAGTGCGCCCTATTTTGCAAACAGATAACGGTGTTCCGACTGTTTTATGCAATATTAGTACCGACTTTCAGCCAGTAGATAACTTAGGTCAAGTTTCATTTAATCCTTCTATTATAAATACAGGTAAATGGGATTCTGCTACTTGGGATAATAAAAATTGGGGTGGCGGTCTTGTGACTACAAAAAATTGGCAAGGCGTTACAGGAATTGGTTTTACAGGTTCAATTAATATGACTGTAGCCTCACAAGGTATTGAATTTCATTGGGCATCAACTGATTATGTAATGGAGGCTGGAGGTGTCGTTTGATTTTGCTTAACCAGCAATCTCTTAAAGATTGGGCTATTAAACATAAAATGCCCACTCCGCTAGACGCACATTATCTTGGTCAAGTTATAAACGATGAAATTAAAGCAGTTGTAGTTTATTGTGGTTTTTTTGGTAAATCCTGTTGTATTCATGTGGAATCAGAAGGGCAACATTGGGCAACTAAAGACTTCCTTAAAAAGGTCTTTGATTATCCGTTTAACACATTGAAATTAAAGGTTATAATTGGCACAGTTGCAGGGAGCAATGAAAAAGCCCTAAAACTAGACCGACACCTTGGTTTCAAAGATGTTGCCTTTATCCCTGACGCACATGATGATGGGGATTTGGTCATTTTAGAAATGCGCCCAGAATATTGTAAATGGGCATAGGAGAAGGTAATGGGAGCAGGTTCAACATTTTCGCAAGGTGCAAATGCCAACACGGCTAATCCGTATGCTGGCACTACAAGTCCTTATTTTGGCGCTGCACAAGCACAAACATTAGGAAATTTGGCTGGCGCACAGCAAGCGGTTCAAGCTAATCGTGTAAACCAAGTTACTCCTTACGGAAGTCTTAATTACTCTCAGCAAACAGATGCTAATGGCAATCCTACATGGACAGCCACACAGTCTTTAAGTCCTGAATTACAAAGTTTAACCAGTACTTCTA